CAACCTAGTTGCTACCTTCGCCTTCGCCTCCCTAGATGCTCCCTAGTTATAAGCTTAGAACCTATGCAGTTATAACAGGACCAATCCTTATAACTAAACGATCTACGCCCTAGAAGCTCCATATAGGCTCCCTAAGCGTTTTTAGGGTTAAGCAGTACCTCAGGTCATCTTTAAAGAGAACTCGATTCCCCTTTATAATCAACAACTTACAGCCGTTATAACCAAAGGTACCAGGAAGCTATAACTAAATGTTCTTTGCATTGTGTCCTGATTTGCTATAGGTCAAGATCAAGACTACGTCTTTAAGCGAAGCGACTGCCTACAAATAAGGAATGCGGTATTCTGAGCAGATCAATTTGGTTATAAGCTTATGAAAAATTGTTCTTTGACAAGATGCCATGCGTTCCCCTAATCTACACCTATCGACAGGGCATCAGCCGGTCGCGCTCTTTAACAGTCAGGAACCTCGCACACCAGTTCGGCAAATGCTGAAGTTGGCCCTAGTAACAACGCCCTAGCGCGTGGGATCACCAACGGAAAACGGACAGAGGTTTCAACTGTGAGCACGCTCATTAACAATCTGATACTTACACTGAATCACCCGTTGGAGGTGATGCGCCATAGGCTAGGCTATACGCATCAAGAAAGACAGGTTGCTAAGTGGGCTTAACAAAAAGCTTTGTCACTGATCGAAAGGTCATCCGAATAGATCACCAAAACGACAGAGCTTTTGATTAAGCAAACAACCCGAAAGGAAAATACCATGTCAAATAAATACGTTTACGAACTACGCGTTGAATCTTTCTACCGTGACACCACTAAGCCGACAGCACTAACAACACTGTACGCTAAAAAGAAAGATGCGCTCAGCGCGTTGGAGCTAGACCTAAAGATTTATGCCGATGAATACGAATCTTCAGGCGATCCGGTGCTGTCCGATGAAATGAGTCTACGCCACTACTTCACACCAACTGAGCGACAGAAAGAACGAGGCGTATCCTTCGTCTGTCGATGCGTAGAACGCAAACAGCTTTACTAATGATTAACAGAGGGCTTTCGCTGAGAGTCCTCGATTAATCAACCAACTGGAGCAATACAAAATGACTAAAACATTCTACAAGCTAGTCGATCAAGACGGTAAACACTTGCAAACGTATGATCACCCAGTAAAAGCTGAGTTCGCATCAGACCATTACTTCAAGGTTACTGGTGTTAAACCAACAACAATTGTTATTAAGAAGGTACGCTAAAATGATTTACACAACTATGACAATCGAAGACATGATTAACGACCTAATCTGTGACCCATGGGCGAACTGGACACCACAGGGAGCGCGTGCACTGGCTGAATACTGGGACGATCTAAGCGACGAACTAGGCGAGGACATTGAATGGGATCGCGTAGCGATGCGCTGTAGCTTCACAGAGTACAGTTCAATAGAATCAGCAATGGAGGCATTCGAAATTGACCGCCACGAAAACGATCTACGCCACAACACAACAGTGATTGACTGCGAGAACGGTCACGTCATTGTAGAAGACTTTTAATCTGAGGAGGTATCAGAGATGGCTATAACATTTAAAAGCTGTGAGGCGGTCTCTGATCGCTTCGGTGAATCAGGTGACTGCACGGTTAAGGCACTGGCTATTGCGGGTCAGATGCCTTACAAGAAAGCGCACGCGCACCTTAAAAGCTACGGGCGCATGAAGCACAAAGGCATGAGCTTAGGAGGCGTGCAGGTGGCGTATAAAGCGGCGGGTCTGGTGCTAAACGCAGTACGCACAGAGGCACGCACGATCAATCAGTTTGAGCAGATGGCTGACAAAAGCAAAGTCTACCTAGTGTTAACCCGTGGTCACATCGTAGCGGTGCGTCATGGGGTCGTGCAAGACTGGACCAAGGGTCGCAGACACCAACCAAAACTAGTGTGGGAAGTAACCCGCAAGCAATCCAAGAACGCAGAACGTAAAGCAAAGAGGTACGGCAAATGTTCATAGTATTAGCTAATGTAAACGCGAATGAGTGGATAACTATCTACTCTTCGCAATGCCCTGTTGATGCTGATCAATCAGGTAAAGACTATCAAGACGCGACAGGTAACGCCTACGTCATTATGTTTGAAGACGACGACGGTACATGTACGATGGTAATGGAGGTGTGAGAGATGAGCTTCTTCGAGATCGAGAGCGAGAACAGAGATAACATTAGTCAAATGTGTGAGTTCACTGTGGAGGTGACTCACTACTTCAACCAACCACCACACAAAGGAAGCAAGTACACATGCGACAGTAGTGACGACTACTACGGATACACTGAATGCGAATGGGAATGGGTAGACTGGGCGCTGTTCGATCAGGATGGCGAAGAGATCGGCTGTGGTATAGGAGAGCCACCGATCAACCTATCGATGACAGATCAACAGATCACCGACTACCTAATAGAAACAATTGAATCAGAGGATTACTAATCATGACTACACTAACGATGATGACACAACCACAGATGTGCGACTACCTATTCAAACACTACGCGCCCGCGTTTAACTTCGAGAAGGACGGTGAGGAGCTGTTCGAACTGGCAGTGAAGCAAGGCTTTGTCATGCAGGACAAGGACTGTCGAGGCCAGTACTGGATCAAGGAGGAACTCTAATGTTTGATCGCGTACCGTATGCACTGACAATTATTCTCGGCTGTCTATTTATGGCAGCCTACTTGGAGGGTTATCTCGGATGACATCTAAAAAGACAAGCACGTTTCAAGATGAGGAGATCGTGCACCTACTGAAGACCACCGACCTCACATCTGAGGACATCGGCAAACGCTACGGCCTCTCTGCTAGTGCAGTGACTAGACGAGGGGTCAAGGCAGGTGTTAACATGAAGCACCGTGGCACTGTTACAGGTGGTCACAAGAGACGGAGAGAGAAAGCAAGAGCACAGGATCGACTGTCACACATACCGGACAGCATGACTGGCGATGGTCTCTCTTTACAATGGCTTAGCAAGGAGTGGAAATCATGCACTGCGTAGTATGTAACGAAGAACTAACAGACTTCGAATCAACCCGTAAAGACATCAAGACAAATCAATTCGTTGACATGTGCAATGAATGTCTGTCAGTATCGGGCATCGTCACACACGACAGACTTGATCTAGCTAGTGATGACGATTTGGAATACCTAAACGTTGACGCATAGATGCAAACGTGCTACCCTCAGTCTTACTATAGAGACACAGGACAGCACACAGCATCTTAAGTATTAATCTTTTTATTAAAAGGATACGAAGATGGACTCTATAGATACTCAAGAAAACTTCACAGAAGCACAGCATTACTTCGAAGTATTTGATTGTGCTCAATTCTTTGATGAGTCTGGCGTAGTCGTGGCACTGCGTGAGATCGTCCGCTACATGAACAACCCTCAAGAACAACACGTCATGTCTCAGTTACTACGTATAGCTGAGAAGTATGAACACGTCTTGCTTAAGATGGACAACGCAGATGAGGTATTGAAACCATGATTGAAATGATTATGTTTAACCTAGCTGTTATGGCTATCGTGGCGGTGTGTCATGGCTGAGTGGGCTGAGACACATCTATCATGTCCTGACTGTGGTAGCAGTGATGGGCTATCAATTAACACTGACGGATGGAGCACTTGCTTTGTCTGTCATGAACGTAAACAAGTTGACCAATTGGCAACACCAAGGGAGAGAATCGTGACATCGACTCCGCTAAATAACAACGTCATTGACATGCTAACGCATAAGCAATACAGGACATTGACCGACCGTCGAATCTCAAGGGAGACATGCGAGAAATACAAGTGTTTCCTAGACGGAGAGGACATCATCTTTGGTTACACATCTAAAGACGGTGTGCTCTGCGCTACGAAGACTCGCAAACCTACCAAGGATTTCATCATTCAAGGTGACTGGAAGACGGCAGGATTGTACGGTCAGTCTTTGTTCTCAGCAGGTGGTAAGTATGTCACTATCGTAGAGGGTGAGCTTGATGCACTGGCAGGTTATCAACTGCTAGGTAGCAAGTGGCCTGTCGTGTCTATCCGCAACGGTGCAAGCGGTGCACTGAAGGATTGTAAGGCACAGTATGAATGGCTATCTACCTTCGAGAACATCGTCATCTGTTTCGACAATGACGAGGCAGGACTTAAGGCAAGCAACCAAGTTGCTGAGCTGTTCGGTGCTAAGGCTAAGGTATTCAAGCACGCCACTAATCAGAAGGATGCGTGCGATTATCAACGCCAAGGATTGAACAAAGAGTTCAGTGACCTATGGTGGAACGCAGATCAATTCGTACCTGATGGTATCATCAACGGTGCTACGCTGTACGATGAAGTGATGGCTCCCATTGCTCCATGTGACTGCGACTACCCGTGGAAGGGGCTCAACAAACTGACGTATGGTATACGCAAGGGTGAGTTGGTTACTATCACGGCAGGTTCTGGCTTAGGTAAATCACAAGTGCTACGTGAGATGATCTGGCACATCTTCAACAAGACTGAGGAAGGTATCGGTGCTCTGTTCCTAGAGGAAGGAACCAAGAAGACTGGCCTATCTATCATGTCACTGGCAGCAAACAAACCGCTTCACCTACCTGACTGTGAAGCAACACAAGAGGAGAAGGACGATGCATTTAATGCCACTCTGGGCACTGGTCGCTTGTACCTCTTCGATCACTTCGGTAGTACTTCTGTTGACAACATTATCAACCGAGTGCGCTACCTCGCTAAAGGTCTTGGCTGTGGTTACATCTTTCTCGACCACATCTCTATTGTGGTTAGTGCTCAAGCATCAGGAGATGAACGAAAGGCAATAGATGAAATCATGACGCGACTGCGTATGCTTGTTCAGGAGACTGGCGTAGCATTGATTGTTGTGTCCCACCTTAAACGTCCGGAGGGTAAAGGACATGAAGAAGGCGCATCAACTAGTCTTGCTCAGTTACGTGGCTCTGGTGCTATTGCTCAACTCAGCGACATGGTACTTGGTCTTGAGCGTAACGGACAAGCTGAAGATGTAGAAGAACGTAACACTACGTATGTGCGTGTACTTAAGAACCGTTTCTGTGGGATCACTGGTCCGGCAGGTAGGTTGTTATTTAATCACGTGACTGGTAGGATGTTCGAACGAAATGACGAAGAGGAATTATAAGATGAGACAGATGCAACTAACTTCACTTGAAGCATACGATTCTATTCAAGATTCTTGCAGTGCAATGGAGCAACGTATCTACGATGCTGTTAAGGCAGCAGGTAATAAAGGCATGACGCTTGAAGAGATTTCAAACAACACTGGAATCAAACTACAGACTGTGTGTGGTCGTCGCTTAAAGCTAGAACAACTTGGTTACTTAGCTGATACAGGAACACGCAGACAGAATGAGAGTGGACGTTCTGCTAAGGTGTGGGTAGCGCAATGATTTACTTGGACATCGAGACTAATCTAGCACACGATAAAATCTGGTGTTGTGTGACTAAGAAGGATGGCGAAACAAAAGTGTGGACACAAGGCGTTGGCTTACAGTCATACCTTAACGGACACAAAGTCGCTGCCCACAATCTGATAGGCTTCGATGCTCCTGTACTACGGAAGGTATGGGGTATCACTATCCCAGTAAAGAATGCAGTTGACACCCTTGTCATGTCACGTCTAGTCAATCCTGTTATTGAAGGTGGTCACTCTCTCAAGGCATGGGGCAAACGTCTTGGCTTTGATAAGATGGACTTCGATACTGAAGACTTCGACGGTGGACTGACTGATGAGATGTTGGCTTACTGTGTACGTGACGTTGACGTGCTAGAGATGTTACACAAACACCTCGACGCACAACTCAACACATGGAAAGACCCATCACAATCTCTTGACCTAGAGAATCGTGTGGCTATGCACATGGCCTTACAAGAACGCAATGGCTTCATGCTTGATGAACGTCTATGCACTGACCTACTAACGATGATGCGTGAGCGTATGCTTACTATCACTATGGAACTGCAAGAGGTATTCCCTCCGTTAGTCCATGAGCGTTGGTCAGAGAAGACAGGCAAACGCCTTAAGGATAAGGTCGAAGAGTTCAACGTAGGATCACGCAAGCAGATTGCATCCCGCCTTCAGTCACTTGGTGTAGAGTTCACTAAGAAAACTGAGAAGGGTTCAATCATCGTAGACGAGCCAACACTCAAGGCTATCAACCGCCCTGAAGCACAACTCATTGCTGAGTACCTGATGCTACAGAAGCGTGTCGGTATGCTTGATAGTTGGATCGATAACTGTGAGGCTGATGGTCGTGTCCATGGTCGTGTCAATCCTATTGGTACTATCACTGGACGCATGGCTCATTACTCTCCCAACATGGGACAGATCACGTCTGTCAAATCAGAGTATGGCAAGGAGTCACGTCAGTGTTGGACTGTACCTAACGGCTACAAGCTAGTCGGTACTGACCTATCTGGTATCGAGCTACGTTGCCTTGCTCATTACATGCAAGACGAGGCATACACACATGAACTATTGGAGGGCGACATACACACAGCCAACCAGAAAGCTGCGGGTCTTGACACCCGAGATCAAGCAAAGACTTTTATCTATGCGCTCCTCTATGGTGCAGGACCGGCTAAGATCGGAAGCATCGTTGGAGGCTCTGCTCAAAAGGGTAAGGCACTTATAGATAAGTTCATGGGTAACATGCCCGCACTTGAGAAGCTGTTGCGTAAGGTGCAACGCTTAGCAGGTCAGGGTTATGTACCCGCACTGGATGGTAGACGTGTGATCATACGCAGTGAGCACGCAGCACTGAACAGTTTGCTTCAGTCATGCGGTAGTATCATTGCAAAGCAGTGGTGCATTGAAGCACACAAGCTACTACGCAAAGCGAACATCGATTACAAACAGGTAGCATTTGTACACGATGAGATTCAGCTAGAGGTTCGAGAGGATCAAGCTGAGAAGGCTGCCGAACTAATGGTTAAAGCTGCTGCACTAGCAGGAGATGCTTTAAACTTCCGTGTCCCAGTGGATGCTGAAGCTAAGGTGGGTAACAACTGGTACGAGACCCACTAAAATAATACTTGACATGCAACTGAGCGAGTATTATTATCTAGTCGTACCTAATCAAAGGAGAAACATTATGTCCCTAGTTAAATTCACAGACGTTACACTTTACTGGCCGTTCCTTTACGAGCGCAACAGCCTATCTGGTGCATACCAAGTCGACATCTCTAATCTATCTGACGCTCAGGTAGAGAAGCTTGAAGACATGGGTATCAATGTGCGTAACAAAGGCGATGATCGCAATAACTTCTTGACAGCTAAGTCTAAGAACTTTGAGATCAAGCCATACGACACATCAGGTAACGAGCTGAAGGGCGTTACAATTGGTAACGGTTCTAAAGCAACAATCGTATTCGACGGTTACTCTTGGAAAAACCCTGCGGGTAAGAAGGGAGTGTCGATGTCCATTAAGAAACTAATCGTGACCGACATGGTAGAGTACATCAGCGATGCTGTAGCTGCCGACGAAGAGATCGAAGAGGTTCTATAATGGAACGGGTAGCACTCATAGACGCTGACATGTTGTGCTATCGTATTGGCTTCGCTTGCAACAAGGAAAGTGCAAGCGTTGCCACTAAGACGATGGATAAGTTTGTCACTGACATTATTGGAACATTGGATGTTATTAACTGGGAGCTTTTCCTCACTGGAAAGGGTAACTTCCGTAACGAGATAGCCGTCACTGTTCCTTATAAGGGTAATCGTGCCGGACTTAAGAAGCCTGTACACTTTGAAACGCTACGTCAGTTCCTTCAACAGGAATGGAACGCCAGTGTAGCAGAAGGTCAGGAAGCAGATGACGCTATCGCTATACGTGCTACCCAATTAGGTGATGATGGTATTATCGTTAGCCTTGACAAAGACTTTGATCAGGTTCAAGGATGGCATTACAACTTTGTCAAGGACGAGATGTACTACGTCACTGCTGAAGAGGGGTTGCTCAATTTCTACATGCAGTTCTTAACAGGTGATCGCATTGATAACATTGTCGGTGTCAAAGGCATCGGCCCTGTGAAAGCAAACAAACTGTTAACCAATGCAGAGGGGGATCAGTATGAAATGTTCTCGATCTGTGCGGAACACCTTGGTTATGATAGAGCAGTAGAGAATGGGCGACTCCTCTACCTACGACGAGAGGAGAATGAACTATGGAACCCACCAGTGAAGATGTCTACACCTACACCTTCTTGTTCCAACACGACGATGGATTCGACACCACCGTCTACAAAGCAAGAAGCTTCGACTTAGAAGATGTGGTGTCTGATTTTGTTTCATTCTTATACGATGACCGTGTCGGGTTTAAGAATGACATCTCATTCACTATTCATGATGGATCACGCGGAGACATAGAAGTCAAATGCAAAGCCCCAAGAGAGGAGTAAAGTGTAGAGCAGGAGATACTTGGACAGAGTCTAGGTACTTCCAGTTCATACGTACCGCACTACGCGGAGCATTCTCTCGCTACCCTGTTAAGTACCAAGTGCTTAAGGATTCACAGCGAAGAGTAACTGGACAAAGGCACAAGGTAGAACACCAGTGTGCCGAGTGTCAGGGATGGTTCAAAGCGAAGGAAGTTCAAGTAGATCACATCAAACCCGCAGGGTCTTTGAAGTGCTACGATGATCTTCCTTCTTTTGTTTCCAACTTGTTCTGCGAAAGTGACAACCTTCAGGTGCTGTGCAAGCCGTGCCACAAAGCGAAGACCGCTGAGGAGAGGAAGAAGAAATGATTAAACACATGGTCGTACCTGATACGCAGGTCAAACCCAACGGAACTGTCGAGCACCTGACATGGGCAGGACAGTACGCTGTTGAGAAGAAGCCAGATGTTATCGTGCACTTAGGCGATCACTGGGACATGCCTTCGCTATCAGTGTATGACGTAGGTAAGAAATCATTTGAAGGTAGACGCTACGCTGACGACATCGCAGCAGGTATCACAGGTATGGAAGCATTCATGGCTCCTATACTTGAGGAACAGGAGCGACTACGCATCAACAAAAAGAAGCGTTGGAATCCACGCCTTGTCTTTACATTGGGCAATCACGAGCAACGTATTGAGCGTGCTATTGAATCCGATGCAAAGCTAGAGGGGCTAATTGGATACCACGATCTGAAACTAGAAGAGATGGGTTGGGAGGTCTATGACTTCTTAGAACCCGTAGTAGTAGATGGTATTGTGTACTGTCACTACTTCACATCTGGTGTCATGGGTAGACCAGTGAGTAGTGCTAAGCTAATGCTGCAGAAGAAAATGATGTCGTGTGTCATGGGCCACGTTCAAGACAGAGACATCGCCTTCGCACGTAAGGCTGACGGCACTAGTGTTACTGGCCTCTTCGCAGGTATTTATTATGTACATGACGAAGACTACCTGACACCGCAAACTAACGGCAGTTGGTCTGGTATTTGGATGTTCCATGAAGTTAACAACGGTAGCTTCGATGAGCTCCCAGTATCTATCAACTACCTACGGAGGAAGTATGGGTAAGGTTCAATACACATTCGAGAATGTAATGCACGATCCCGAGTTCCTTGACTGGGTTAAAGATAGCTTGGAGAATGATCCTACTTTCTTTCCCGATCAACATCAGGTAGGCGGTGATCACTATCAGAAATCGATACAGCCATGGGAATACATGGAAGCTATCATGTCTGAAGATCAGTTCACTGGCTACCTATGGGGCAACGTGATAAAGTACATGAGTCGTTGGGAAGATAAAGGAGGCAAGCAAGACTTGGAGAAGGCACAGCACTACCTATCTAAGATGCTTGATCACGTATGACATTCAATGAGTTATGTGAACGCCTTAAGCAGTTAGAGGAAACTCTGCTGCTTGAGGTACTAGACATTAAGAGTGGTCAGATCGTAGACCGCTTCCAAGATGTAGTCGAAGACAAGCGCGACTACCTTGAGGAAGATTTAGAAATTGACGATGTATTCAGTGACGATGCTGATT